AGGCCCAGCGCACCGTGACGGACGCCAACACCGGCGAGGTGCATCATGTCTGATTGGCAGGCCCTGCTGCGCCAGGCCGTGGACGCCAGCTCCCGCGCCGCCGTGGGGCGTGAGCTGGGCATTTCGCGTACGTCCGTGAGCCTGCTGCTGGTCGACAAGTACCCCGCCGAGACGGCCCTCATGGCCGCACGCATCATTGAGCGCTACGCGCGGCTGGACTGCCCGCACACGGGCCAGACCGTGACGCCGACCCATTGCCGCAAGTTCACCGGCCAGGTGCCCAGCTCAAGCCCCCTTGCCCTGCGGCAGTGGCGCGCCTGCCGGGCCTGCCCCCACAACCCCGAAGCCGAGACCGCAACCAACCCGGCAACCAAGGAGAACGCCGCATGTTAGCCCGCAAGATCGAAAGCTCCGTGAACCGCCTGCGCGAACTGGCGGGCTTCATCCCCGTGGAGCAATGGGAGATCGCCAGTCGCGTCATCGCCGTGCTGGACGAATGTTCGGCCATCGCCCGCAACCTGGAGGCCGCCGCCCTGCCCATCACCGAACCCGTAACCGCAACCCTTGAGCAGTAAGGAGAAACCCATGGCACCGAGAACCAAGCCCCAGCCTCTCATCATCAATGACCTGGCCCAGGCGGACGAGACCCTGCGCCAGCTGGCGGAGATCGCCCGCGAACAGGCCGCCGTCGAATCCGGCCTGAACGAGCAGGTGGACCAGCTGAAGGCGGCGGCAAAGCTCCAGACGGAGCCGCTCACCGCCGCGCGCAAGCGCCTGGAGGATGCCCTGGCCGTGTTCGGCACGCTCAAGAAGGACGAGCTGTTCCCCGACCGCAAGCGCAGCCAGGAGTTGAACTTTGGCGTCATTGGCTTTCGCAAGGCCACCAGCCTGCGCCTGCTGGCCAAGCACACCTGGGCCATGGTGCTTAAGCGCCTCCAGGACCTGAACTTCCTTGAGGGCATCCGCACCAAGCTGGAGGTGGACAAGGACGAGCTACGCACCTGGCCGGAAGCCCGGCTGGAGACCGTGGGCGTGAAACGCGAAACCGTGGACGAGTTCTTCGTCGAACTGAAGCAGGAGGAAATCAGCAAGGCCGCCTGACCCAAGCGAAACCGCCCCCCCCCCTCTCACAAAATGGGTGGGGTGGCGGTCGCCGGGGCGTGGTTGCCCCGGCCTGATGAGCAGCCACATCACACGGAGCACGCCAAGGAGACTGTATGAAAACCGAGTCACGGCGCAGCCTGCTGGCAAAGGTGCATATCGCCGCCAAGGCCCTGGGCCTGGACGATGAAACCTACCGCGACATGCTGGAGGCCCTCACCGGCAAGCGTTCGGCCGGGAAGCTCACGGACAAGCAACTGGTGCTGGTGGTGGCCGCCCTGCGCGCAAAGGGCTGGAAAGATGAAGACCCGCGCCCGGCCCGCAAAAAGCCCGCGCCTCGCGCCACGCCCGGTTGCCAGCTGCTGCTCTCCAAGATCGGCGCGCTGCTGGCGGACTCCGGGCGGCCCTGGGCCTACGCCGTGGGCCTGGCCAAGCACATGAACTACCCGGAGCGGCTGGAGTGGGCCAAGCCCGAGCAGCTGCGCGGCATCATCGCCGCCCTGGTGAAGGACGCCCGCAGACGCGCCAGCCGGGCAGAGCAGGACAGCCCGCAGGAGGTGACGGCATGAACCTGATGAACCCGACCCTGGCCGAACTGGACCTGGAGCACCTGCCCGCTATGGCGCAAGAACTGGCGGACAGCATCGGCCTGCGCAAAACCCTGCGCCTGGTGGAGGCCCTGGGCGGCACCACATTCCCGGTACCTAAGCGCGAAACCAGGCTGGGCGAGCTGCGCTTCAACGTCCTGGCGGATGTGGTGGGCGTGGACGCGGCGGAGGTCATTGTGCGGCGCTACGGCAGCACGGACCTATACATCCCCCGCTGCGCGGATGCCCTTCGCCGCGCACGGGATACGGCTATCTGCCGCGAGTATGACCGGCTGATCCAGACCGTGAGCGGCAACGAGGCTGTGCAGCGCCTGGCGCGCACGCACCGCCTGTCCGACCGCCGCGTGTTCGACATCCTCAAGCGCACGCCCATGGCCACGGTCAACGTGGGCGGGGCGGTGCAGTTGAAGTTGATCTAGTCAGGATCGTGCGTAAGTTGGGTTAAAAGATGGCATATATCTCAAGGCCGCCAGAAGTGATTTCTTTATTTTCTATTATACTAAGGGTTTCGCTCTTCAGAACTTTTTCGTACCGAACATAAGGCCTAAACCCGATAGGGATGGCTGAAGGTTCAAAGAAGATTCCGAACTCAGCGTTATGCGAACCGTCAAGCCACTCTTCTGAATGCCCACTCCCGAACCTAAGTTGATCATTACGCCCCCTAAACGCAACAACCTCAAACGTAAAGTCAGTTCCTAGCTTACCGAAATCAAAGTCCATTTCTGCTTTTGCTCCAAGCGGAAGGAGAAGATCATTGTATTGGTCATACCCACGGCCACCTCCATAATACAAGGAACGATGGTGCCCCCCAACCCCGAGGTAAGGGGTTATGGACAATGATCCAACTAAGAATATTTTGCCGATAAGCGCATTGACCTGTACATCTGTGTCATCGTTATCAAGCCTACCGCCATGCCCCTTCCCTTTTCCTGTCAGCACCTTTAAACCTGATGAGAACCAATACTGATCCCCAAAAACTTTTGAGTACCCCAAAAGGCCACCATAACGCATGCCATACATGCCACTTCCATCACCAAGATTTAGGATTTTTGTGTTCTCAAGAGCGAATCCGACTTTAAACTTTCCAGATTCTTCAGCGTATGCTGTCGCGGCAGAGAGGAGAAACAGCAAGACGACGACTATCACATTAAAATATTTAATTTTTTTCATGTTTACCCCCACGAGATTTTTAGTAAAATATACGTAGTTAGCATAACTGTCAATACAACTATCGAAGTATTTCGACCAGATTGCGCGGGCTTAATGCCAACGCTGGCGATTAGTCCGGGCATAGGCATCTCACCCCGCTTTTTGCTTCTCATGTGGCGTTTCAACGTCCACTCCAATGTGCTGAGATCATTTACACTCGGGACTGCCGTCAACAGCCCAAACGCGCACAATTCTCACTTGCAAAAGGTATAGAGCACCCCCTGCAGCTGCACTCGTGGCCGTTAAGGTGATACATCATCTATGGATAGAGGGAAGATGGCCCCGCCTCCTGAACCCCTTCCTTCATCCTGTCCCTCCCCGCTGTGCGGATGCCCTGCGCCGCGCGCGGGATACGGCCATCTGCCGCGAGTACGACCGGCTGATCCAGACCATGAGCGGCAACGAGGCTGTGCAGCGCCTGGCGCGGACCCACCGCCTGTCCGACCGTCGCGTGTTCGACATCCTAAAGCGCACGCCCATGACCACGATCAACGTGGGCGGGGCTGTGCAGCTGAAGCTGCTGGGGTGAGAAAGAAACAAAAGGTATTGAGCCTTCTGGCCCAACCTGATATCGTTTAGCTCGTTCGTAGTCCGTTGCCAAGCTGCCCCACATGCTGTGGCGAAATGACTTTGCAATCTTTCGAGTTGAGTGTCGATCTCCCCACTCTGCATGTCAAGTTTATGATTTAATCCATGCCGTGCTCACCGAAATGAGCAAGGATTTGTGCATGCCAAATGGACAACGCAGGACCAAGTGTTGCCCACAGTGCATCCATACTAATGGTTTAATATACTGCACTACTACTCGGATACGTAATGAATATTCGCAAAACAAGAATAAAATTCGCGCAAAATCTAGGGCAACCATTTGATAAAGCGATTGATCAGTACAACCTGTCGCGGAACATCCTTCTATTCAGTATTATATTTTGCCTTGTAACCGTTTTTGTAACTAATAAAATGATTTGGTTAAACAATGTAGATAAGAATGAGACAGAAAAAGACAAAGATTTAATAACTGGTATTTATGCAAGAGCAAAATCATACGAGCGAGCAGATGGAAACTTTTCTGGAACAATACTTTTATACGCAATCAGGGACATCCCCTACATGCGCGGAACCATCGAGCAAGGTGCACTCGAGAACACTCTGTTCGAAATTTCATTACGAGATGGTGCAATAAATAGAGCATTTGACACAAATGCGGATACTCATGCCGACAAGGTAATCGCTGAGACGATAGCGTTTGGGCACAGTGTCAATAAAGTGTATAATTCAAGAGCAATAACAGACAAAGAGCAAAAGATTAAAGCCATTGCTCGAAGTACATTTAGTTACCCAAGCGCTGTACTGGCAATTCTCGATGACTACTTGCCAATATTGCGGAGACCGCACTCTCCGAAGTATTGGCCATATTTTTGCAAATGGATTGTTTATGACCATTTAGATATCGGCGGCGTTGTGTCAGGATTTGCATCTGAGCCACAAATTGTATCCTATGCCGCATTTACCCCGTATGAGAATACGGAAGAACGTCGTGTTTTATTGGGTTTTTGGTATGATAGAATATCAATGTCAAAAACACTCCCCGACGTTATCAACTTGCTGCACAAAGAGTGGGAAGAGATACGTGGACACACGCGATCAACGCGCCACCAAAGTCCAATTTTACAATTTGCAAAGACTGGAATAGCTTTAGATGCTGGGGACTTTTTAATTTTTACACCACTTCTTTTATTCATCCCATTGTTGTACTTCTATGTGTCGTGGATAAATGTAGTTGAATCATGTGAAGTCGCAATGTTACGAAGAACGACATCACTTTACCCATTCATACCGCTAGCATCAAATCGGTCTTATAGTATTTTCCACAGCAACAAATTCAACCTAGTATCTTTCTATACGCTTATTTCACTTCCAGTTGTTCTTCTTTTTGTCGGCATTGTAACTAGATACAATATAATTCACTGCTTCAGCTTAGACAGTCACCGATTCTTTTTTGCTCATTCTGCTGACATATTGTCCGTATCTGTTGACCTCCTGTCACTTTCGTGCTTTATTGCCAGTTGTATTTTTTCAGTCAAGATGACAGCTAAATCAAATTATAGTGGATACTCAACATTGCGGCTAGCTATTGTTTCAACACTATTGCTAGTTACAATGTATTCATCATTGCAATACAGCAGTATTATTGGTCATGAAAGTGCACAGTACAATGCTTTATTTTATTTTTTTGTTGTTGTATGCATCTTAGCAATTACGCATTATGCTGTAATGAATGGGTCTACGTGTGTTTATGCATTGCTTTGCCTCTTGCTCGCGCTCATATCTATTGACGCAAGTGTTTTTACAATTGAAAGCGTTCCATCATTTTCTATTTTATTTAAACGATTGTCACTATTTTTATCTTAGTGTTTGTTGGATTCACGTATTCAGTTTCTTTTGCAATATTTATTTGTTTTCTTTGCTTTTTTGCCATTATCTTTCGTTTGTTTTTCCATTTGAACACAGTATATAGTCTCTAAATATACTAGTATGGTCAGTTTAATAGCCATGTGATTATTTGCAGCGATTAAACTCGCATAAACCGCTTGAAAAGTTCTGTATATTCAGCGCTGAGAATGTTGTGCTCATGGAAGGAATCATTGCTGGTGCAGTTCTCGTATTCTGTATTGCTGTGGTGCCATTTTCCCTGGTATAGCGCACTATGCCTCTTTGCTGCGTTGACGCTATTGGGCATTTCATTGGTGGACTTTGCCGACTCGAAGACCGGCGCGATTGGTGCTTTCGGCGTCTTGTTATTCTTTCCTTCGCCGCGATCCCTGAGGTCCGGAAGGGCATGAAAGGGCATCCTGTCTCTGTTACGGCAATAAGTACGTCTACGGAACATATGGTGCCACAATCGCCATGTGGCCTTGGGGTGTCGGCGGCACAATATAGATCTTCTTGAAATAGCCCCGCCCCCTGAACCCCTTCATCCTGTCCCGCCCCCATGCGCCGCCTAGAATAGGCGGCATGTGGGGGCGGTTTTCTTCGCCTCCAGAGCACATCGGGAGGCGACAATGCACCGCACCAATGCCCAAGGCGTCCAGCTCCTCAAGGATGCCGAATCCCTGCGCCTGCGGGCCTACCTCTGCCCGGCTGGCAAGTGGACCATCGGCTATGGCGACACAGGCCCGGACGTTCGCCCCGGCCTGACCATCACCGAGGCCGAGGCCGAGGAGCGCCTGGCGCGCCGCCTGGCGTTTGAGTTCGAGCCCGGCGTCGAATCCCTGCTGGCCGTGCCTGTCACGGGCAACCAGTTCAGCGCCCTGGTCAGCTTCACTTACAACGTGGGGCTGGAGGCCTTTGCTGAATCCACCCTGCTGCGCAAGCTGAACGCGGGCGACCTGGACGGCGCGGCGAACGAATTTCCACGCTGGAATAAGAAACATGACAAGAGCGGCCGCATGGTTGTGCTGCCCGGCCTCACCAGTCGCCGCGCAGCCGAGCGCGAGTTGTTCCTCACCCCCGGTGATGGCGAGGCCGCATGATCTTCCCGCGCGCCTTCAACTCCAGCCCCGTGCCCACCGAGGCACACACTGCCCTGGTGCTGGCCGCCTTCATCGCTCTCGTGACTTTCCAGACCGTTGCCTTGTGGAAAGGTCAGGAGTTTAGCGCAGCCGCCTTTGGTGAGGCGTTGGGCATCATCCTGGGTGGCGGGGGCGTGGCCGCGTTCGGCCAGAGCTACCTCACCCGCGCGCGCGCCGGGTACGTGGGCACGAGCCCCGCCAACATCCGCCCGGACAACCCGGACAAGTAGTGAGGAACGCATGGACCTGACCAGCCTCATGTCTACCCCTGGGCGCAAGCTGGCCCTCGGCCTGGGCGCTGCGCTCTTGCTCATCCTGGCTAGCCTAGCCTGCGCCTGGGGCGGCTACCGCCACGGATTCACCACGGCCACGGACAAGGGCGAGGCCAAGTACGCCAAGCTAGAGGCCGCGCAAGAGGCCGCCAACCGTCTAGCTAGCGACACCGCCCGGCGCATCGTGGACGCGGAGATCGTCCGCCGCGACAAGCTGGCCGAAGAGCTGGCCGCCGCCCGCACAACCATTTCGGAACAAGGCAAGAAAATCACCAACCGGAGGATTGAAGATGCGTCGCTCTCTGTTGTCCCTGCTGCTGATGGCCGTTGCACTTTCGGCCCTGGCTGGGTGGGGCTGTACAACGAGGCCCTTGGCTTCGGCATCGGTGCTGGTGGCGACCCCGCCACCGCCCCCGGCGCTGCTGGAGAAGCCGCAGGAATTCCGGCCGCTGAAGCCGGGGAATTTCAACAGGGCGGAGTGACGCCCGAGGACGTGCAGATAACGCACCGCGACAACGCCCTGCTTTGCCGCGACATCAAGGCCAAGTACCTAGCGCTCATCAAATGGGCGCAGGGCTTGCCGCAAACCACAAACGCCCCAACCCTACCAATGGAGGCCCGCTAATGGACTGGTGGGAAATGCTCGTCCGGCTCTCGTCCGCAATCCTGCTCATCATCCAGGGCTTGATCATGTGGGGGCTGTGGAGCCTGCGCAAACAGTTCGTGGCCCGCACCCATTGCGACGCACAGTGCCAGGCCCAGGCCAAGAAGCAGACGGAGCTGGAACAGGCGCAGACCAAACTCGAACAGGCGCAGAAGGCCCTGCCCGACGCGGACGAGGTACAGGCCATGGCCGTGCAGCTGGCGGAGATAGAGGGCAGCATCAAGGCCGTCATGGCCACCGTCCAGGGCCAGGCCGAGCTGATGCAACGCATCGAACGGCCGCTCAACCTGCTTTTGGAGCACCACGTGCGGGGGGGCAGATGAACTTCCCCCAGCTGCTTTCCGAGGACCGCCGCCTGGTCGTCTTGCGTCTGCTTTCCGCCGCGCCGGAATATACCCTCAACGCCTTTGTGCTGCGCCACGGCCTGGATGCCGTGGGCCACGCCATGAGCGCGGACCAGCTGGCCACGGAGCTGGCCTGGCTGGCCGAGCAGGGCCTGCTGGAGCTGGAGGCCGTGGCGAATGTCACCGTGGCGCGCCTGACCGCGCGCGGGGCCGACGTGGCCGCCGGGCGCGTGGTGACGCCAGGCGTGAAGCGCCCCGAGCCGGGCGTTAACGACATGATGGCCCTGGGCCTGAACTTGATACGCGGGAAAATGGGGGGCTAGGCCGTGGCCCACGACAACTCCAAACGCACGGCCCTGCGCGCGGCCTACGTGCATGACCGCCTGCCGCTGGAGCTTGCGGCGGATAAGGCGGGCGTACCGCACAGCACGGCCCAGCGGTGGAAGCGCCAGGCGCGCGCGGCTGGTGAGGATTGGGACAAGCTGCGCGCGGCCACCTTGCTGGCGGGCGAGGGCATGGAGAACGTGGCCCGGCAGATGCTGGCGGACTACGTGGTCCAGCACAAGGCCCTCATGGACGAGATCAACACCAGCCCGGAGCTGGGCGCGGCGGCCAAGGTGGATATGCTGGCCAGCCTGGCCGACAGCTTCAACAAAACCGTGGCGGCCAGCCGCAAGGTGTTGCCGGAAACAAACAAGCTGGCCACGGCGCTCACCGTGGTCAACCGCCTGTCCGACTTCATCCGCGAGCGCTTCCCCCAGCATGCGAGCGCCTTCGTGGAGATTCTGGAGCCCTTCGGCGAAGTGCTGGCCAAGGAGTAACCCATGGCCGAGAAAAAGGGAGCGTTCGGGAAAAAGGACTTTTTGAAGGAGCTGGCCGAGCTGGCTTCCTCCCTGCGCCAGCAGATCGAGGCCGAGTGCTCCGGCTTCGCGCCGGACCCGGCGGCATCAAAAGAGCGCAAGGCGCAGGTGCAGAACGACTTCGCGTTCTTCAGGCGTACCTATTTCCCGCACTACGTCAAGTATGGCGACAGCATCCTGCACACCTGGCTGGACGAAACCCTGCCCGGCCTGGTGGACCTGCCCGAGGGCCAGCGCCTGGCCGTGGCCGCCCCGCGCGGCGAGGCAAAGTCCACGGTGGTGGGCCTGCAATTCGCCATCTGGTGCGCCGTAACCGGCCGCAAGCGCTACATCCTGGAAATAGCCGACGCCTTTGAGCAGGCCGCCGCCCAGCTGGAGTCCCTGAAGGCGGAGCTTGATTCAAACCCGCGCCTGGCGCTGGACTTCCCCAACCACACCGGCCAGGGCCGCGTGTGGAACGCGGGCGTTGTCATCACCACCGGCAACGTGAAGCTGCAAGCCTTTGGCGCGGGTAAGCGCATGCGCGGCTTGCGCCATGGCCCGCACCGCCCGGACCTGGTCATTTGCGACGACCTGGAGAACGACGAGAACGTGAAGAGCCCGGAGCAGCGCGACAAGCTGGAGGGCTGGCTGCGCCGCACCGTGCTTTCCCTTGGCGAGGCGGGCGACACCATGGACGTGTTCATCATCGGCACCGTGCTGCACTACGATTCCGTGCTGTCCCGGCTGCTGAACGACCCCCTGTGGCGGCACAAGCGCTTCCGGGCCATCCTCCAGTGGCCGGACCGCATGGACCTGTGGGACGCCTGGGAAGAAACCCTGCTGAACGAAGGCGAGCAGGCCGCCCTGGCCTATTACCAGGAGCGCGCGGCAAGCATGGACGCCGGGGCCGTGGTCTCCTGGCCGTCCGCCCGGCCCCTGCACAAGTTGATGTTCAAGCGCGCCCGCGACGGCCACGACGCCTTTGACAGCGAGCAGCAGAACGACCCGCTCGCAGGCGACAACGCGCCCTTTGCCCAGGTCATCACCTTTTGGGTGGACATCCGGCGCGACTGGCTGTTCTTCGGCGCGGTGGACCCGTCGCTGGGGAAAAAGGGCAAGAGCCGCGACCCCTCGGCCATCCTGGTGGGCGGCTGGTGCCGCGACACCAGCACCCTGGATGTCGTGGAGGCCAGCATCAAAAAGCGCCTGCCCGACCGCATCATCGAAGACGTGCTGGCCATGCACGCGCAATACCGCTGCCTCTTGTGGGCGGTGGAGGCCGTGCAGTTCCAGGAGTTTCTCCGTACCGAATTAATCCGCCGTGCCACCGAGCGCCGCATGGTCATTCCGGCCAAGGGCATTGTGCCCCATGCGGACAAGGCCCTGCGCATTGAAAGCCTGCACCCGTACTTCGCCCAGGGGCGCATCCGCCTGCACCCCTCCCAGCGCACCCTTATTGACCAGTTCCGCCATTTCCCCCTGGCCGACCACGACGACGGCCCGGACGCCACGCACATGCTGTGGGAGATCGCCGTGGGCGGCTTCGTGACCATGGCCTTTGACCGCGTGCCCAAGGATTCCGGCCCCCACTCGCGCAACCTCTGGAGCGGATACAATGAAGATGACGACGATTATTGACCGGTTCAAGGCCGCCCTGGGCGGCTTCCGCAAGGGCCCTGCCAGCGACATGCAATCCGAGGCCCTGGCCCTGCTACGCAGCGAGTACCTGGCCAGCCTGACCAACGGCCTGACCCCGCGCAGGCTGAACCAGATTCTGGCCGATGCCGACGCCGGGAACATATTGGACCAGCACCAGCTGTTCGCGGAGATTGAAGACCGCGACGAGCATGTGCATGCGGAGCTGTCCAAGCGCCGCCGGGCGCTCTTGGGCCTGCAATGGAGCATCCACCCCGGCAAGGGCGCGGGCACGGCCAAGAACCCGGACAAGCGCGCCGAGGCCGTGGCCGAAGCCGTGCGCGAGCAGTTCGACAACATGCCGGACTTTGAAGACATGGTGCTGGACATGGCCGACGCCATCGGCCACGGCTTCGCGGCCCTGGAAATCGAATGGGGCTTTGACGGCCGCGTGCATGTGCCCGTGCGCCTGCACCACCGGCCGCAAACCTGGTTCCAGCTGGCCCCGAATGACCACCAGGTGCTGCGCCTGCGCAACGGCAGCATGGAGGGCCTGGAGCTCCAGCCCTTTGGCTGGGTGTTGCACCGCCACCGCAGCAAGTCCGGCTGGCTGGCCAGAAGCGGCCTGTTCCGCGTGCTGGTCTGGACGTTCCTTTTGAAGGGCTACGCGCGCGGCGACTTCGCCGAGTTCCTGGAGATTCACGGCCTGCCCCTGCGCGTGGGCACGTACCCGACCACGGCCCAGCCGGAAGACAAGGCCGCGCTGCGCCGGGCCATTCAGGCCATCGGCCACGACGCGGCGGGCATCATCCCCGAGGGCATGCTCATTGAGTTCAAGGAGGCGGCCAGGGGCAGCGAGGCCCCGTTCATGGCCATGCTGGACCACTGCGAGCGCGGCCAGAGCAAGGCCATCTTGGGCGGCACCCTGACCAGCCAGGCCGATGGCAAGAGCAGCACCAACGCCCTGGGCAAGGTGCATGACGAGGTACGCCTCGACATCATGGCCAGCGACGCCCGGCAGATAGCAAGCACCATCACGCAGCAGCTGCTGCTGCCCCTGGCCGTGCTGAACCAGGGCGTGGCCGACCCGGCGCTGTTGCCGTATTTCGTGTTCGACACCTCGGACCCGGCGGACCTGAATGACCTGGCCGAGGCCCTGCCCAAGCTGGTGCAGGTGATGCGCATCCCCGAAGCCTGGGCGCACGAGAAGGCGGGCATCCCCCTGCCCGAGGGCGACGAGCCCGTGTTGCGGCTGAATCAGGGC